GCAGAGGCTATAACTATGGCTGATGCGAACTCAAGTACGTCTAACCACCCAGCGACTATCACGGAAAACGTAAATATGGCGGACAATAACATTGAAGCTGGTTGGTTAAAAATATCAACTACGCAGTCCGTCACTTGGACAAAAGTGGAAACTTCACAGTAAAGGCATAACATGTCAAGTACATACTCAACTAATTTAGCTTTAGAGCTAACAGGCACAGGCGAACAAGCTGGTAACTGGGGTGCAACAAACAACCTCAACATCGGTACGTTGTTGGAGCAAGCTATTTCTGGGTACGTGACTGTATCTATGACTGGTGGTACCGATACCCTTGCTATGACTCAAGGCGCTTCTGCTACAGCTCGTAATATGTTTCTTGAGTTGACTAATACAGGAGGCGGCACACTAGTTGTACCAGCTAATAAAAAACTGTACTTCATTTACAACAATACTTCTGGTCTTGTAAACGTAAAAGTAAGTGGACAAACCGGCGTATCAGTGCCTATTGGCGCAAAATACTTGCTTGTGTGTAATGGCACTGATGTTGCTGGGGCGATTAACCGTTTAGGTTCTTTAACTTTAGGTAATCCGCTGACTGCGGATAGTGGCGGTACTGGCGTAAACACCCTTACAGGTATAGCTTATGGGAATGGCACATCAGCATTTACTGCGGCTACAGGTGCTCAACTTGCTACGGCTATAGGCTCTTCACAAGTTCAAAAAGCAAACGCGATTGCAAATACTGGTGGGTGGGCTGTGACCCCCACTGGTACAACACTTTATTTTAGTTACAACGGCACAAATGTGGCGTCTTTAGATTCCTCTGGAAATCTAACTACCATTGGCAACGTAACTGCTTACGGCACTATGTAAGGAACTGACTTATGGCATTACCATCATCTGGTGCAATATCCTTTAACGCTATTAACGTAGAACTTGGTCAGCCGGGAACTACAAGCGCAAATATTAACCAGTCTTCTTACCGTACATTAGCTGGAGTGCCATCTGGCACTATTGCGCTATCTAATTTTTACGGTAAAGCAAACCAATTTAGCTTTACTATTTCTTCGCCAACATCGAATGCTAACTTGCGTTCTTTGGCAGTGGCTGCTGGCTGGGGGCAATCTTCTGCGGTTGTAGCTACGATTAACTCGGGTGTGTATGTTTACTCTACAGGTACAGGAACACCCGGTCTTACCGTTGACGGTTCGTGGCCCGGCGGCGTTTCACTAATTAACAATGGATACATTGTTGGTCAAGGAGGCAGTGGAGGTCGAGGGTACGGTAATGGCGGTAGCGCCGTTACTGGTGGTACTGGAGGAACTGCGCTTTCTGTATCTGTCGCATTGTCTGTAACTAATAACAATATTATTGGTGGTGGTGGCGGCGGTGGCGGCGGCGGTGGCGCACACCACGAGGGTTCTAAACCCATACTTATTGTTGCTGGCGGTGGCGGCGGGGGTGGGCAGTCTTATAACTCTTCTCCCGGCGGTGCAGGCGGCCTTGGGGACCCCGGTTGGGGGTCTGGATATGTAGATGGAAATCCGGGTAATGCGGGTTCTTCTGGGGGTGCCGGTAATGGCGGCACTTCGGGACATCATATTTATTACCCAGCATTACAAGGAGGTCCGGGAGGTTCGGGTGGTGGGTATGGTTCTTCTGGTAGTGGGGGCTCTCCGGGGGTAGGTCCAAGTCAATATCAATACCCAGCCGCTGGCGGCGGTAGTGGTGGCCCTGCTACTTCTGGTAATGCTAATATTACTTGGGTTGCAACAGGCACACGTTACGGACCATTAGGTTAATATGATTAAAAACTACACATACGAAATTATTTCTGTAGATACAGATACGTCTACTATGGTTGTTAAATATTCAGCCGAAGGGTATGAACCAATCATTGTTAGTTCAAGACTACCTTACAGTGATGAAACACTTATAGATGTAATTAAACTATTTTCTCCTTTGGGCCATTGGGCGACTCAAACTAAAACATATTTGCCAGTTGATACTGGGACTGTAGGCGAAATTACACTACCCCCACCACCAACCGAAGAAGATATTGCAAATGCCAAAATGTGGGCGGAAGCAATGGAAAACAAACATATCGCAAAAGTTTTAGTGCGTTTAGGCGTATTGAAATCTGACCCAACAGAAATTGGATTTACTAATTTATGAGTTACCCAGAAACAAAAATGACTTGCGTTAGTAACTTATGGTTACGTCAAATGCATTTTGCAAAAGCAGGGGACCGCAATGAAGGTCATGTACATAACTTCGACCACATGACTTTGCTGGCTAAAGGCAGTGTGACTGTTGACGTAGAAGGTAACTTAACTGACTTTAGTGCGCCACACATGATATATATCGCAAAAGGCAAACGACATTATTTAATAGCAAAAGAGGATGGCACTATCGCCTATTGTGTTCATGCGCTTCGCACAGGAGAAAGAGAAGAAGATATTCTCGATCCGTCCATGATACCCGCTGGCGTGGACAACCCTCTCAACCTGACTGATTTAGTAAAACCACTGTAATGCGAGTAGAAATTTCCAAAGGGTTTTTGACCTCTGCAGAAGCAGAGTATTTGACTAGCTTGGCTATTCGCATGAATGACGATAGAGTGCTAATTGATGGAAAAAATTCCGCCTCTGTAAATAAACCCGGTATGCACAAAGTCTCTCGTTACACAAGTGGCATTGTTTTTGACCCATTACTTTATAAAATAAAAAATCGCGCTATAGATTGGCTTGGGGCTAGTGAAGAATTATTTCGTACTGAGGCTAACGGGCATGATTTTGTAGTTAATTGCTCTTTTAAAGGAGCCAGCATGATCAAGCATCGTGATATGCCGTTTAGAGCGAAAGCGCAACTAAGGTGCGTTGTTCTCAGTAATAAACCAGAACTGGGTGGAGACCCAATTATTGAGGGTAACAAAATTGAATTAAAAACAGGTGACATGTATGCGTTTCTTGCTTCTGAGCATACGCACTATGTAACTGAAAATTTGTCCGATGATCCCAGAGTTTGTTGGCAATTTTCGTTTGCAACTACACCAAAAATTTGGAACAACTATGAAAGTTTAGTGCAATGACAGCAACCCCATTTTGGTTTTGGGAAGCGCGTATAGACAAGGCGTCATGCGATGCTTTTATATCAGAATACTACAACNCAGAAAAAGCAGTTGCTGGACAATACATGGGGCCGAACGGCGAATATATTACAGGCGATAAGCGCGAAACAAAAGTATGTTGGGCTGATCCTATGTCTCCTTTAGCCGTATTTTTATTTAACCATATTCTGCTGACTAATTTAAAAACAGGTTGGAATTTTGACGTAGACCAAATGCAGAATATACAAATTGGGGAATACTCTGTAGGCGGTCATTATGATTGGCACGAAGATGAAGCCACTTTTGCTAGAAACGCTGGTGGTACACAGCGAAAAATAAGCGTGTCTATGCTTTTGTCCGACCCAGATTCATACGAAGGCGGAGATTTATTGTTTCATGGGTCCAACAAACCTTTGACTCGTAAACAAGGGAGCATTATTGTGTTTCCATCTTGTTTGGTGCATACTGTTACACCAGTAACAAAAGGCGTACGGTATTCCGCTGTTGGCTGGTCAATTGGGCCTAATTTTAGATAATACGATGTGGACCCTTTCACTCTTCTCATGGCGGCCCAAACCGCCGTTGGTTTTATCAAGCAGGGGTGCGCTCTCCTGCATGAAGGGCGTATGGAGTTGGAGGGGGCTAAGAAGACAGCCGAGCAGGTCATTGGCGATGTCAAAGCAATCAAAGGTGTGTTTGATTGGTTCATTGGCCTGTTCATTAGCAAACCAGCCAAGCCAACCGAAGAAAAGCCTGTGGCAAAAGCGAAAGCCAAAGCCAGCAAGCAACAACAGTCTTACGAAGAACTTGAACTCAAACTCATCAGCGAAATTGGTGCAAACATTGGAGTCCTCTTTGACACGCAACAGCAGATTACAAACTTCTACCTTGAACTAGAGGAGACATCAAAGACCAACTATGACCCAACGCAAAACACCAGCAAGAAAGCCATTGAGCGTGCGCTGATTGAACTGCAGTTGGAGAAGTTAATGGAGCAGACAAGGGAAGCGATGGTTTATGCGCCGCCTGAGTTGAAGGACTTGTATAGCCGATTCCTAAAGATGCACGCCAAAATAGAACAAGAACAAGCGTGGGCTAGGTCGGAACTGATACGCAGGAATAGGCTGGCAAGGCAAAGGAAAGAGTTAGAAGAGATTCGTTTAATTGAAATAACAAGTGGAGTGATTGCCGTGATGTTCATATCAATGTTTTTTGGGTGGCTAATGTGGCAACTACGCGCCTTGTCTGGTGGATACTGATAGGCGTAGCGATATGTATTGTT